ACCAGCTGCTCGGCGAACAACTTGGCGTCGTTGACCAGGACGGTGTTCAAGGCCTTCTGTTTGACCAGCTGCTCGGCGAACAACTTGGCGTCGTTGACCAGGACGGTGTTCAAGGCCTTCTGTTTGACCAGCTGCTCGGCGAACAACTTGGCGTCGTTGACCAGGACGGTGTTCAAGGCGCGCTGAGTGGTTAGCTCGGCCTGCATCTCCTTGAAATTCTTGTTGGCGCCTGTGGCGAGCCCGGCGGCCGCGGTGGCGATGGCGGTGTCGACGTTGGCGGCACTGGGGGTCGCATCCCCGGCGCAAGCACCGGCGGCGGCCGCGACATCGGCAAGGATATTGTCCAGCGTCCCGGTCAACGTCCCGGTCAAAGTGTCGATGTTCGTCTCGGCGGCGGGCGTGGTGTTGGCCGTCCCCGACATGCTGGTCAAAGTCAACGCGTCAAGATTCGTCTCGGCGGCGGGCGTGGTGTTGGCCGTCCCCGACATGTTGGTCAGGGTCAGGGTGTCCAAGTTGACCTCAGCCGCCGGAGTCGTCGCGGCGGTGCCGGTCATGCCGGTCAGGGTCAGAGCCGCCAAGTTGGTCAGCGCGGCCAGGGTAGTCGCGGCGGAACCGCCGGAGCTGTCGGTCAGCGCGTCCTGCGTGGGGGTCACCAGCGCGGCGGCGTCGGCCTCGGCCAGGTCGGTCGCCTGGATCAACACCACGTCGACATAGGCGGTCGCCTCCGCGGCGCCCTCCGGGGTTTTGCCGAAGTAGACGCAATTGCTTCCGGCGGCCAAGACGGCCAACTTGCTGCTGGTGTTATACCAGACGTGGTCGCCGGCGGCCGGGACAACCCCGGTGGTCGCCTTCGCGAGCCGGAAGAGCCCGCCGACGGCCAGCGAGCCCTTTTCGTCGGCCGCGATGTCTTGGGACGCGACGCCGACGAGGTTTCCCTGGACGACGATGTCCCCGCCAGTGACGGCGCCGGACGGGGTGTGGTCGACCCGGAGGCCGGGCGAAAGGTACAGAATCGAGTCTCCTGCCATTTTAACTTTCTCCTTGTTGGGTTGATGGAAGGGGCGGTGACCCGCCCCATGGTTTGGTTAGGACATCTTCACGGCGCCGCGCCAGTCGATCTGGCAGACCCCGAAATCCATGTAGCCGCGCCACGCCTTTCCCAGGTACTCGCCGGACAGCGCGACCTCCTCGATGACGGGGGTTTCCCTGCCATTGAGGTAGGCGACGCCAAAGGCGGCCACGTCGGCGGGGTCGGCCAGCAGATACCAATCGGCCACGGCGTCGCCACCGGCCGCGTCGAGACGGGGGGAGGCGAGGGGCTCGAAGCGGCCCTGCCACATGTTCTTGGTCGGCTCCAGCTTCTTGACGCTGGTGGAGCCCAGGGCGGAGGCCAGCATCTCGGCGGAGCTGTACATCGCCATGGCGTCGGTCTCCAGCGCCACCGGGCAGACGACGAAGCGCGGCACGATGTCGAGGGGCTCGCTGTTGGCGTCCACCTGCTTGCGCATGAGAAGGTTGGCGGCGGCGTAGCCGGTGCCGTCGATGGCGTCATGGGTGTCGTCGAGGTTCTTGTGGGCCTCGGAGAAGAAGCTCCCGGCGTTGCCGACGACCATGGCCCAGAAGAGCGCGGCCAACTTCTGGGCGGCGCCGCGGCCCAGCTGCATGGGCAGCTCGGCGAACGCGTTCAAGTCGTCATTGACGATCATTTTTCGCGTGATGCCGATCATCTTCCCGTAGGTGTTGACTTGGAAGCTGTATTTGGCGTCGCCAATGGTGCCGTGCCTGATCTCCCCGCCGTCGCCGACCTCCTCGAACTTCGTGGCGGAGTCGAGGCGGTAGGAGTCCTGGGGCTTGAAGTCGGCGGCAGAGAGCTTCTTGGCGATCCTGGAAATCTTGGCGATGTCCGGGAAAGCATTGTAGCTGGCGATGAGCTGCTTGTGCGCGGTGTTGCTCAGGATGCCGGAGAACGCGCTGGTCGAGAACGCGGCGTTCGCCCACTCCATCGGCGAGGCGCCGTAGTCGGGAACCTGGACGCCAGAGAGCTTGCAGCACGCCTGGATCATACCCTTGATGGAGCTGGAGCGGATGCGGTCGGCGGCCTCCAGGGTGCGCTGGTCGTAGTCCTTGGCGACGGTGTCGCGGCGCTCCAGGCTATTCAGCCTCCAAGCGGCCTCGATCACCTGTCCATTGAAGGGGATGCCGGAGCCGGTGGCGACATTCGGGACATGGGCGCGGGAGGCGCGCAAAACCTCGAGCTCGGCTTTCTCGGAGCTCCAGCCCTCGCCGATCGCCTTGGCCTTGATGGCGTCGTTGGAGCCACAGACCTGGGACACGGCGGCGATACGGGAGGCCTCGGCGGCGGCGGCGGCGCGCATATCGATCACCGCTTGCGGCTCGACCTGTGCGCCAGGCGCCTGGAACGGGATCGAGGCGGGCGCGCTGGCCTGGATGGGCGACTCGGCGAGCTTGGCCTTGATGTCGGGGCGCTCGGCGTAGGCGGCGGCGGCGAAGTCGTCGGCGTCCGCGGCCAAGCCGAGGGCGACGAGCTTCTGTTTCAGTTTCGGATCCATTTCTTGCTCCTTGGTTTGGTTTTTGGCCTGGATATTAACGACGGTGCCTTGGCAGGCGCCGAATGTGACGATGGACGTTTCCCGAAGGATGGATTTGCGGGCGACGATGAGTGGCCCCTGGAAGGTCTGGCCGTTGACCGCGACGGAGCGGCCGGCGGGGACGTTCTCGCGCTCTTTGACCCCGGTGCCGACAGATGCATGCCAGGGGTGCCCGGCCTTGGCTTTTGCGACGATTTTCTCGACCTCTGGATCCTCGGCGGCGTAAAGCTCACCGGACTCGATCACATTCGACCCCTCGACCTTGATGGAGTCGCTGCGGCCGGAAACGGAGCTGGTCTTGTCGTCATGCTCGCGGAGTATCGGGATTGACTGGTTGCCCACGTCCAGCCCGGCCAGGTCGATGACGACGGGGCAAGGCGTCCCCTTTGGGAACTCGAAGCCCTTAAGCCACATTGAGCTGCCGTTGTAGGCGAGGATTTGGAACCGCGGGCGCTTGCCCTCGGCGGCGGGTTGGATGTCGAGCCCGGCAAGCAGAATTATTTCATTCGGGTTCATCTTGGTCGGGCTCCTGTTGGGGTTGTTGCGGGGATTGTTGTGGCGGGGCGGCCTGCTGCGTCCCGGGCTGGACGAAAAGGGCCTTGGCCTCCTCAAAGTCAATGCCGAGCTCGGCGGCGGTCTCCTTGATGATCTTCAATTGTGTGAGTTTCTCACGGACGGCCTGGCGCTGCTCCTGCTCCCAATCTTTTCCGTCCTTGGCATACTCTGCGGCAAGGTTTGTGGTGCCACTGGCGAGCCTGGTGGATTGAGCACTGGCCTCCTTGGCTGGGTCAACGTGAGCAAAACCGTCCCACATAATGGAATAGCTCAGCCTTGATGTGTCGATGCGATGCCCCTCGGATAGCGCCCACTCCTGAACGAATTTCTTAACCAGTGGACGCAAAACCTCAGTGCATAAATCGTCACGCTCCACGTCAATGGCAGACGAAAAAGCCTGGAAGTCCAGTCTGCCACTAGCGTAGTTGTAGCTGCTGGAGTTGCCCGCCCCCACATTGTAGGGCAGGAGCAGGCAACGAAAAACCTCACCAAGAACTTCGTGCTTGAACTCGGCATAGGTTGTCACCGGCTGCTCAGCTTTGACTTGGCCCATGTTCCATCCATCAGGCAGCACAGTTGCCATGCCGCGCTCCAGGTCTACGAGGTCATACGGGTCGAGTTCGGCTGGGGACACCCCGGCGGGAGCGGATGAATAGATAACCATGGCAAAGTCGGCGGCGGCCTCGGCGGCGCTTAACACGGATTGCGTATAGCTCCGCATTTTAGCAAAAAGAGGCAACGCCGGAGCTAGTTCGGGGATACCCCTATGCTGCTCGGCGCGGTCGTCACGAAACCAGTGGGCTACGTCGGCCGCAGGGAGGTAGTCGGCGGCGTATTCCATCATGGATTTGTCGCTTCCGGGGTGAGAGCGAAGCATGGTGTAACTCTCGGCGTTGCCATAAATGTCGAAAAAGATTCCATCCACTTCGTTTTGAGCTTCGGAAAAAGCGAAAGAGGTAAACCGGTCGCATTCCAGGGGTGTAAGGTTTAATTGAACCGGGCCGTCAAGTTTTGGGTTCGGCGAGTGGATTCCAAAAGTTTCCCCATCGATAATTTTTGATCTAACCATTTTTCGCAGCTTACGGGCAAGCTTAATGGCTCTTGACCACTCCGAGAAATCCGATTCAAGCGAGGCGTTCAATGCCTTGTCTTTAGAGTTGAATTGAATGCGGGGACCACGCCCAATCAGGCAATTTCCCATGGTGAGAATGCAACCCTTGGCATAAGAGTTTGATCCAAACTCATAGCGGCTGCGCTCTCGCAGGACTTTACGGACGGCCAGGGAGTTGGCGGCGTCGGCGGAAAGCGAGTCCGCCATGGCCCAGTGTTTGGCGTTGTCGGTGGTGGTCTGGGCGGCGTCGTAGCGGGCGCGGATGATGTCGCTGGCGCGGCGGAACGAGACGGGAAGCGAAGAGGCTGTAGCTTGAAGCCGTCTTGATGCGCCTGGCCGCTCACCAAAAGAGATATGAGGCCACCATCCCATATTAAACGCTCCCATGGGGCACAAGCTTGCAAAGTTTGATGCCCAGTCCCCGGCCAGCCATGGCCGCCTTGTTGGCGAGGTGTTTGTCGGCGGCGATGAGGTCGGGCAGGCTGTGCTGTTCGACGGTCAAATCCTGTCGGGCGGCGCGCTTCGGCCCCGCGGCGTTGTCGCTGATCGCTGTCTCGATGTCGTTCGCCATGTCAAAACCCCTGCTTTTGTCGGAAAAAAAAGAGCCGCCCAGGTATCCAGCCCTGGACGGCTCTCTAAATTTCTAAACTTGCGCGGCTCATGACTTCCGCACTCGTTTTTTCCGATTGTAATGAGAATTATAGCCCTACAAATTTATTTGTCAACAGTCAAGACAACGCCTAGAAACTCCATTATTCCGCATACGGAACGTTTCGAGGCTAGAAAAAATCTTCGGGATTTTTTAGGCTACGGCCATTTCCACAGTGCGGACGGCGCGCCCGCAGTGGCGGCAGAATTTCCGGCGGACAATGAACCCGGTCTTGTCCTGGCGAGTGTAGCCCGTCGCCCCCAGCTCGAAATGGCGGCAGCCGCAGGAGGGGCAGACCAGCGGCTTGATCTCGGACAGCTTCGGTCGTTTCATCGGTTCACCACCTTCCTGTTTGCCTTGGCCTCGGCGAAGCTGCGGGCTTTGCGCCTGCCGCGCTCCGGCGCCGCGTCGTCTTCGATGGTCTTCATGCCCATAATTGAGGCGCCCACAGCGGAATAGACCATGCAGTCGAGCCAATGGTTGTCACGGTTCGGGACGGCCTTCCATTCCCAAACTTTGCGCCCCTGGCCGATGGTCTCCGCGTAGGTCTCGGAGGCCGCAAGGTGCTCAGCCAATAGCCGGTGCCGTGTGCTCGCCGAACCGAACAGCGAGATTGAGCCCGGGTCGCCCTCCGGAGTCGAGAGGCCGCGGGCGACGAAGGATTTCCAGTGGTTCGAGTCGTAGCGGCAATAGGGGATTTCACGGGTCTTGGCCACCACGGGGAAATACCAATTGTTGCCATGGCGCTCGCCAGGCTTCGGGACATAGGTGCTCATGGGCTTCCGGGCGGCGGTGATGCCGTCGCCCTTGCTCATGTCCATGACGGCGCCGCCGACTTCGCGCTTCACGGCCTGGACAACCGCGGGTTTGTAGCCACCATCGCAAAGCAGCTTGGAGACACGGATCACGCCAAGCCCGGACGATAGACGGTACTCGCGCGCCAAGAGCCCGGCGACCAGTTCTTTCAGCCCGGCGAGGATCTGCCCCTCGATACCCATGCCAGGGAACATTGCGGCGAGCGTCTTGTTGGGCGACCGCTGCGAGAACTGGGAAGCGGGCTGCTTCGGGAATGTCCCATATTCCACGATCTCGGCGCGGCAACCCATCCACCAGGCGGCCACCAGGTAATAGAGGATGTTGTCGTGGACGTCAATCCCGGCGGTGAGCCATTGGCACTCCATCGGAACGACGCGGAACGAGTGCCCGGAAGTCTTCGCCTCCAGTTCGGCGACGGTGATGGTCGAGCGCCCGGACTCCGGCGGCGCCGGGGTGTTTTGGTACTCGGAAAGGAAAGCCTCCCAGCCGATTTTGGCAATCGTATTATAGGCGGACTGGAGCGCGGAAAACTCATCCGGCTTCTTGCCGTGCTCCCAGGAAACAACGCCACCAGCGTCGAGCTTCGCCCGGTTCGCCAGGTAAAAAGCGTTGCAAGTCTCCACCTCCTGGCCGTCGCGCCGGGCGGAGCGCCAGAGCTCTATGTATTGCTGCCATAACCCCTCATGCTCGGCTGGCCATGTCTCGACGGTTTTTCCCAGCACCGAGCGCCAGGTGGAAATCAGGGTATCCGCAACATCCCCGGCGCAAATGACCGTCACGGCGGCAATGCATGCCATTTTCTTGTCAAATCCAGCCAAACCCATGATGTCGGCGTTGATGGTCGCCAGGCGGTCGGTGCATTGCATGGTGGACTTTGCGGACTCCCGCGTCTGGGGATCGTCGAGAAACACCATATCAGGCCGGACGCTTTGCCCGTCCGCAGTCTGAGTGAATAGGCCGCGGATGCTGCCGGTAATGCCCTTGGCCTCAATAATGGCGCCGGAGCAGAATTCGAGAGCGTTCGGGCTAGGGTGAAAGGTTGCCAGTACAATCTTATCCACGTTTAGCTTCATATGGGTCAATTTCCCGTCCGCCAGCTGGGTGACGGCGCGCTGTTTCACGCCGTCGAGCTTGCGGAGGTAGTGGCACGCCTCAGGGAACAACTCCATGAGCCGGTCGTTTGTTTCCAGTTCGGAGCGGATGGATGAAAGGATGTTGTCCGCCAGCGGCTGGCTGGCCGCTATGGTTGCGCAGTATTTTCGATGGCCATATAGCTCCGCCCACAGCGTGGCACCGATGAAAATCGTTGTTTTGCCTTTGCCGCGGGGCATGCCTATGGCATTCTGTCCACCATTAAGGATGGTGTCCTGGAGTATGGCGATGGCTTTTTTGTGGTCATCGGAGAACGGGGCATAGAACTTGGCAGGGAACGCATAGACCAGGAAGCCCTCAAGGTCGAGGCGGTATTTTTCTTTGATCTCAAGGCAGGCGCATGGCACGTGCCGGCCGATGTCGCGCTGCTCGGTCGCCTTGCGGCGCATCAATTCCGCCTGGCGCTTGTTGTAGTTCGAGCCCCGCCCACCGGAGCGGAGCTTTTTCCCTGCTGGCGTGGTCTTGAGCTTGATCATTCGCCCTCTTCAAACTCCGGCTCGCTCCGGCGGGCGATGTCGTAGAATAGCTTTTGCGCCTGCGGGTCGCCATTGGCGGCCAGCTCTATCATGGATTTGCGGACTTCTGATTGAGCCACCAGCCGCCCCCGCAGATACTCGCGCTGGATTCCATCCGGAGACTCGAATGCGGTGGGGTCGATGTCGAGTATCAAGGCCGCCTCAGCCACCGTGAACTGGAGGTATCCGGCGCGGAAGGCGTCGATGGTGGAGCCATTCAGCGGAACCGCGTCTTTGATGGCCGAATCCATGCAATAACCTCCAATTACCCAAATATAGCGCATTTCGGGTGAAAAGTCAAGAGGGGTAGAGGTTTAAGGCGTTTTGGGCTGAGCGTTGGCGACTCCCGCCAATGCGCCGCGCGCTAAGTCACTACAATTGCGCGAT